CAAAAGCGTCCGCTGGGTTAATATGAACTAGTCGACTGATCGGTCCTCAGCCAAAATCCCAGCTTCTTGTAACGCGAAACTGCGTGTCCAGATGGTTTGACCCCTGGGCACATAATTTGACACCTTTCCTTCCTATTTTTCAAGGGGATTTGCAGGCATAAGTGGATGGAGTACTTTGCTTCCAAACCACGAACACTGCGGTGACCGTGTTTTCTTTCCTTGGGGTTACGCGTCCCCAACTCCCTGCTTTACTTGTAATCGCGAGGGGGAAGTTTCGGTAGTGATGAAGCTACGTAGGCCCCTGAAGGTTTATGCTTCTTGGGTTTCCGTTGCACCACTTGACCGGTTTTCTTCTTTTTCATTCCCGGGCCGTATTTACCAGCCTGATTGTTTGCTTTCCTCTTAGCCTTGCTATCATTAGCCATAGCTTTAATTTGAGGTGCAGCAGCTTTAGCAGCCATCGCAGCGACTTGAGCAATAGGATGTGGTATCATCGAAAGAATGGACGGAGCAATATCTGCAACCGTTCCTAAAATCGTTTTCCACCATTCACCTCCTGGATTGTTCTTGACAAATGTCGCAAACGGAGCCGCAGCTCTCATCCGTGTATCAAGTTCATAGAACAAAGGATCCCACGGAATTGGGGGTTTCGCTGCTCTAATTTGAACAACGTTTGAAAAAGGTATTGTCATTCCAAAGAACTTGAAACGAACCGTTAAAGTACTTAACGGATTTAAATTTGTGAACATAGCACACACAGAGTCACAATTCAGAAAATTGTAAACATTCTGCTGGTTACCAACAGGTACTCCTCCAACTACTAAAGTTGTTCTAGCTGGTGTCCAGCAAAGATTTGGTGTTGGTGTGCCTGTATTGAATGATTGTGTTACAACCATAGGTCCACATGGAAATGGAGATTCTATCTCTCCTTGGAAATTCACGGGCACTACCGCGTAAATTCCTTCTTTGGCATTCCATTGCATTGATCCCTGGTATCTCAAGAGATCTTGCTGGTTTAAAGGGGCTCCTTTTATGAGCTTACATTGAAACGGCCCATATTGGTCACCCGCTGCACTACCAGTTGCAACAATGAAATCAGCAGCAAAGTTATCACACATGTCGTTCTGTGGAACAACAGCAGTGGTTAACATGCCGCCTATGTCCAAGAGTGGAGTTGAATTAATGACTTCAATCCCCCACCCACAAACCGCAGTCTTCTCGTTCATTAACTGCGGATCAATAACCATTCCTTGAATCGCATTTGGATTTGGCGGACTCATAGACGCTACCTGAGGAAAATCCTCTCCATTTTGCGAATAAGTCACGGTCATTGGGTAAATGAGACCAACTGGTTGGTCATCGTAGGTACCTGTCGTAGATCCATAACAGATACCTGGGGCCACTGGTGCCACCTGTCCAATAGGATAAGTGGATATACAAACACTATAAGGTTTCGTAACATCCAGCAGCTGTGGTGCTGTGGCGAGCGATATATCGATCGACCCAACATCATTCCAACAAAAGACATTCTGTGCGTCTTGAGTTGGCATTCCGCAGAATTTTATTTCTTCGTCATGATAAGGATCATGACGCGCTGTTAATGCGGCCAGCGTTTCGGGTGTTAAAACCCGATTAGTTAGCAATGTCGACATGACATTGCTTGGTGTGATACGTGAATTCGCCATCGTCGAAACAATCATTTCTTCCACCTCCTTCCAGAAGTGCGCTAAAAAAAACAAAATCGCACGATGATGCTTCTGAGCCGCTATAGAACGCGTCCAAAATTTGTGCAGTTAAAGGTCCTGCAACTTGGAACGATCTTATAACGTCTGTTATTTCACTACTTTTTATAGACCTGAGTAGCGTGGCGTATGCACCGAGAAATAAATCCCGGTGTTCTGTTGCGTATGACATCATTGTAAGAACGAAACACTTGGATAGATATGCTTCAAGTGTATCCTTCTTATCATTTGTGTGTACAAACGATGTTGCTAATCGACTGGGATCATAATATGGGTAATATCTACCTCCAATATCATGAAAACGGAATCCTAAGAATTCCATCTTGTCAATAGGGTAATCATAACCTCCGTGCAGGAATTTTAATTTCATTCCCATTCTCCGAAAGAATTTATGTAGAAAACCATTTTCAACATCTGATTGATTTTCCAATACATATGAAAAATCTTCATCAACGGCAAATACACTGTCGTCTCCGAAGAGTTTTACAACTTGCTCCGATAGGAGTTTATAAGTCGGCATTTCGCCGTTCTTATTATAGTATGCTTCACTTAAGAAGGCTGAAGCTATAATAATATGCATCAGAATATTATCTCGGGTTGTAGTTCCTGATCCGGAACAATTTCCGTAATCTTTAATGATTACATCTCCATCCCACAAGACAGACACAAATTCGATAGTGTGTCTAATCATCCATACGAAGTACTCACGATGTTCAGGTGGCACATTAGTGCACCGATCAACTATCATATAGAGATCCTTCATGATTGGTATAAATTTATCCCAACCAGATACATCGTAATAAAATCGTATAGGCTTTGACAGTAGTTTGTACGCAAGGGCGTTAACTCCACCGTGAAACGGTGAGAACCCATACGCACTCCATTTGTTATTTTTAAGTCTCATAGACGATTTTTTTCCAAATTTAACTTGGGCATAACAATGATGGAATTCTGAAATAAAGAAAAGGCGGATTTTATCAGCTAGAACGTCCTCCTTGACCTTCAATTCCTTCTTGTTAGCTACTGAAACAAGTGGAACTGTATTCCATGGTTTTAACCAATGGTCAGATTTCAGAAAAGCAGGATCTCGAATGAGATCCCCTTTCGTCATTATGTTGTAAGTGGTAGCGGTATATCCGGCACTCTTCGTCCAATCGACGAAGTGAGCCATCTCTTCAGAGCTAGCAATGCTGTCTTTAAACACATCACCATATTGATTCTCTAAAAAACCGCAACCATATTTGAAGAACTCATCACGAAAATCACCAAATTTGGCGTTATCAAAACTAAGTATAGTCTTATTTACATTCTCGATACTGGGTTCCACCATAACGAATTTGTTGGCAGCTATATTGTTCATCTCCGAACGATACGCACTCAACCTTTGCACATTACTGGATTCAGTCATGTGGTAGGGAGCGTCTTTATGCTTAAGATTCATTCTCGGAGCAACACGACCAACATACTTCAGAGTACTGTATTTCCTCTGAGGTCTTTCCGTCCATGACGGAATTATTTTTCCCCTCCATTTAATTCGAGGTGAGGGGATGAACGCCCCGACTTCTAGAAAAAAGCGATGGCTTCATTATTCCCTCCATGAGGGTTAGGGCCATCTGTGCGGCAGTGTAAACCAACAGCACAATTTCTTTTGGCATCCCATAGGAATGCTCCACAAATATTATTAACCGTCGACGCGCTATGTTTAATCACGCCAGGTTCTGTTAGAATTCCTTCTGTCGGACAGATAATATTCTTCATAGTTGCAGGATCACGACCATATAGGTTGTATATCCCGTTAGTTGTGCTACAGGCTTGTAAAGATACAGTCTCAACGTTTGACATTTGAAACATATCAGCAGCAGCAATATGCCAGAGCGAATCTGGTCCTTTTTCTCGAAGTATAGACCATTTAGGTCTAAGATCGGGTGAACAAATGAGTCTTCTATGACCCTGAGCATCAACACACTCTGTGAGTGGTGTTAATTGATGCTGATTGATCACAAAATAAACTTTTGAACCCAATCTTCCCTTCACCATATTTCCATAATATTTATCTGGATGATCAGCGTCGGGATGGTATAAATTGACAAGAGCTTTGTGCTCTTTTGTTTCACATGGCGAGGACTTATAAGCGCTCGTGGCTTCATGTGTTTTCCTGGTTTTCCTCAAAGCAGAGTTTCGCTTATTATAGGCAGCTCGTTCTTCGGGGGAATACTGTGGTTTTTTAGCATCAATTTTATTATTTTTGGGGGTTTGGGGTTGTTTGGCAGCTTTCAACTTTCCAAAGTGGCATGCTCCACATTCTTCAAACCCTCTCTCCAATGTTGTTCCCTTAAGAACAACATCGCAATTGGTACACTTTCTCTCTGGATAAACGTGTTTAGCAACAGCTTCTTTTCCCTTAGGGATTTTCTTTTTATGGACGGCTCGGCATGATTGGCAATAGTAGCCTTTCTTCCATGCGCCATACACACTCTCCTCTTTCTGACATGTATTACACTTCAGTTTTCGGGGACGAGAAACCATAACTGCTTTCAACGGCCCAGCGCTTATAGCGGGGGCTTGAGCTTCAACCTTTGGATAAGGGTTTATTGCAGGAACGTGTATAACCTCTTCACGTTTCACAGCTTCCTTAATCTCAGGTTTCTTCACTATTGGTATAGAAGGTGATTCCACCTTAAATGTGTTTGCTTCAACATACCCAGATGGTTTAGGATTAAAAAACTCATCCTCATCAGCCCAATCAAGATGACAGACTGTAGGAACGGGTTTCTTCTTCTCAGATTCGGAGAAGGTTATTGTAACCCTACCATTATCAAAAGTCCTTCTTGACGATGGATCAACTGGTTCGACAAAATTTTGCCGCGTATGCTTACGGTTGACAGCCTGCTTCTTCTCCATTGGAGTGAGCTTAGCTTCCAACTCTTTAATTTGCTCTACAACTCTTGGAATTGGCATGTATTTCCATGGTGAGTTTCGATAATCATTCGTACAAAGATTAGACTCACTCATTCCATAAAGAAGGATAAAATCTTGTTCTATCTTTGAGAGAGCGGCAAAAGCGGCATCCCTCCCTTGGAGATGCTCGGGATTTAATTTACTTCCATGGACTTCAAGGTCACTTAACCATTCTTCGATCTTGTACCTCTCATCCCATAGTTTATCCCATTCTTTCTTTTGCGCAGGATTCAAGCGAGCCAATCTCTCAGCTCTTTCATCTTCGATCTCTTGACGATCATCTTCGTTCTTTGCACGTCGGATGTCGTGACGTTCTTCACGTTCTGCTTTTTGATCTTGGATATCTCGATCCCGTTGTTTATACTCCTTCTTTCGATCACCGCTGGTTTTACCATGCTGTTTTTTACCCCAATTTGTTTCATGAATTTTCCCTGGAACATTCTCGGGTGGCGATATAAAGGAGAGATCTATTATCTCTGAAGATGATTCCTCAGTAGAAGACTCTTCTTGAGAGTCCGTTGATGAACTTGTTGAATCTGTTTCATTATCAAGTTCAGCTTTTGATATACAATTAGCCTCGGTTTTATGAGTTTCAGACTTAACTTTTGCCTTAATAGCATCAAGTTTTTCCAAAAACTCCTTTCTCTCTTGTTTTTTCTTATCTTTTGATAATTGGCGAAACTTCTTCTTATCGACGTGTGGTCGGAGTTCAGGAGGTATGACAATTTTGTCTTCAGGTGGTAGCGACTTCTTTTGGTGTGCTATCACTTTCATCCTTTCTCCTTCCATTAAATGCTTATCGTGCATACAACCGTCAACAAACCAAGCTCCACCACCCACTACGGCAATTCCAGCAACTAGGGTTGAGAAAACAAGAACTTTACCAAGGGTTATTGTGCATAGAGTTTTATCACATGCTTCAAAGACACTCTTCCGAACGCTTTCAAAAACAGACATTGGTGTCTCAGTTGTCTTTTGCACAGGTGAAACTTCAAATATGTAACGACGTATCGGTCCACTGTACTCTAAGAGTCCAAGGCCGGCTCCTGTTCCCGGAACAATTGTTTCTACGTTTTCACTAAATGAAAATTCACCACGAATATAAGCCTCCTTAAAGGACTCATATATAGTGCTATCTTTTACCCACTGTCCCTGACCAGCCCACGTTGGAGCCTCAGGATCATATTTCATCCAGTGGACATTGTTAAAAACTAACTCAAGTCTCTCATCCTCCTGTTCACAGGGTTGAGTATTGATGATGTTTGTTATTCTTTTATCCCATTCGTCGATGGCTTGTTCTCGACTACCAACCCACAAGGGGTTTAGTTCAGGTTTTTCGGTATTTGACCATGCTTCAATCATGGGTACTACTTTGGATGCTTGCTCCAATGCTTTAGATATACTTGTTGTGGTTCTAATAACTGTATTAATAATATCAGCATCAACTACAACTCCGCATAATCCAATAATGGCAGCGGCACTCATGAGTACATCACAAATAACAGAAAGACCCGTTTTCTTTGGTTTGGCTTCGTTGTGCATTCTAGCAGCAGTTATTATACTACAAATTTTAAGTACAAGTGCTGCAACACAAACCGAGGTCCCAAGTCCTGAAAAAGTTGCTATCAGGGCGAGCCGAGTTCTTTCTTCAATCTTTAATTCGTATCCTTCTACGACTTCAATCTGTGTGAACTCTTCGAACTGTGTCCCCTCAATATTTAGAGAGGTGGATGGAATTTTGGTCAAAGTTTTGACCATACAAGCGAATAATGGCGTTATAGCCGCAGTTAGGAGACCGCACAATAATGCATCTCCAACATCTTCGTTTTTAGAATAGACTAAACCTGTAGCTATCCCGCCTCCGGCCATGCCGGCTAGACCAGCCAAAAATACTGGGCTGGTTCTACAATACTGAACAGCATCGTGGCAGAAAGCCAAAAATTCTTGTGCTTTTTCTGCATTTGGGTTAGTTGCCAGATCCATGATCTGCTTAACTTCTGGATTTGCTTTCTTTGCATCCTCAACAAGGGATGTAACAAATTCAGTTTTCATTTTGTCAATTTGGGTCGAAAACCATGATTTTTCTTCCTTCTCAACAATATTTAAATGGACAACTTGTGTCTCTTCGAGTGATATTTCAGCGTCTGATGGACCTTCATAAAAGTCATGCGCCTCGGTAGGTTCGGGTGTTCCCCAATCATCCCATGCGGTACGAAGCTTCTGAATCCAGTCTAATTTTTTGACTGGAGTCTCTATGGCTTCGACCATAGGGGTGCTCGGACCC